AACTACCTTTCCTCATTTTTTTACCACGCCAGCCTAATGTTGATAGCCTATCGTCGGGCCGTTCTATTATTGGTCCTAAGTTTTGTAGATTATTTTTTGTAATTCTATGATAGTCTTTTCTACTGCCAGGTTGCATGTAGCCAGTATCAATTGCATAAAAGTCTCTATTATTTTCTTTACAATACTTAATGGCTTTTTGTCCACCACCGCCTAATCCTCTAATAACCAAAGCATTATCAGTACCTACTTGTCTATCAAAGTCACTTAATGTACCACCACTACCTAGTATAAAGTCTTCACAAAAAGGATCATACGCTAGACCTTTTGCTGTTACACCTAATTTATTAAAGTCAGGCATATTAATTGCTGCAACTTTCTTCCCCATTGCATCCTCCTTTATTTGTTGTATTTTAGACTTAGTTTCTTTATATACTAGCTCATTAGGATCTACTAATTCTTGTAATGTCAAGTTTAATAGTTGTTTAGCATGTTCACTTACTGTTAACTCGTTAACGTCTATTTTTCGTAATGCTGCTCGGTTATCTCTTGCATAAAATTTACCTAGCTGAGATTGGTAATAATTTGATTTTGATCTTACCCAATCTAATGCATATTCACAATCTTCAAATCCTTCAAACCAAGGACCACCTTCAGTATAGTGTAATGCCCACGGAGTACCATCTTGTGGTTCTTTATACCAACCTACTAACCAATTCCATTGATGAGTTATTTCTCCTACTTCTTTATCAGCTAACCAAGAAAATCTATGAAGGAATGCACCACTTGTTTTTTTATCATTAATTAATCGTAAGTCTACTTTTTTATTACTAGGGTGTTCGCAGTTCCAAAGAACCATACTCGACCAATTTTTTCTTGGATAAGGTAATTGTGCTTGCCCGTCCATCTTTGATCCTTCTTTAGGAGTATAATCGTGATGAGCACACATTACTGCATATTTGTCATCTTTAAGTTCAAATAAGTGTGCAACATCTTTCTTAAAGATAAAATCGCAATCAATAAACAATGCCCAGCCTTTATAGTCTGTAAGATACGGAATCATAAACCTACTGAATGTAAATTCAGTACTACCTAATACATCTTGTTCTCGAGTATACAAGTTTTGTTTTTGTAGTTCATCTAATTTTAATGGTATAATTTCAACAGGTACTGTTGCAGTATCAAGAATACTTTGTTTGCATACTTGATAAGCAATGTCTTCTCTGCTGTCCCATCCTATAAAAATCTTTAAAGGTTCAAGTTCTTCGCTCAATGTCTTCCTCCACACATTCTTCCCCATATTGTACTTCAAGTATATGGCATAAATCTTTAGTATTGTTAGATGCTTGATGCCATACTTTTTGTCCAATAGCATACCCAGATGTTAGTTCAGTTAGTAAAGACGTTGTCGCCCGATCATCCCATTCTGTAGTTAACGCACACTGGCCTTTAAGTACATACCAATGTTCACTTCTTTTAAAATGTCGTTGATTACTTAGACTTTTTCCTGGTGCAATAACTAATTCTTTAACCTTATAACCTATTTGGGTGTCAAGAACTCGATACCATCCCCATTCTCTAATAGTCTTTGGATTTTTCCATTCTTCAAGTATCCAACTACTTGAGTTTATTTTATCTTTGCCGCCTACGCCAAATTCAAATTCAACACCGTCAACTACCATTTCTGGAATGTTGTCTGCTGTTCTATCGCCACCGTTAGCAAATATTAACTTGTCTTTAGGATAGTGTGCTTTAACTTGTTTTATAAAGTTTATAGCAGTATCATCATTGTCCATAAAGGTAAACACTTCGTCTACTACTGATAGGTTATTAATTATACAAAGGCGTTCATTCCACGGCATAAAGGATCGACCCTTTTTACGCTCAAGCCACTCATCTGAATTAAGGCCGACTATAAGTGTGTCGCCTAATGTTTTAGCTGCTTTGAAATATGCTATGTGTCCGCTGTGTAGCGGATCAAACCCGCCAGTTACTAGTACAACTTTTTTGCTCATATTACCATCCAAAGATATAATCTTTCCGAACGTTTGTTAGTTCCTTTGCTCCTAAAGATTTTAAATATTTTCCTGCACATTCTTCAGTATCAGGATGTTGTTCACATACTACAATAGGCTTGTACTTTAAAATTGTTTCAGTAGCGCCTTGTAATACTTCTAATTCATGACGCTCACAATCTATCTTTAACAATCCAAATTTAGGAAGATCTAAATCGTCCATACGCTTAACTTCAATGTTTCCAACACCAACTTCGCTGATAAAACTATTACCAGTATTATCACTATCGTATGTCATTTGAACTGTGCTGTTAACATTACCAAGTGCATATTCATTAACTTGTACAGGCAAATCTTTGATATTTAAATGTAGGCATTCGTATACTTGTGACATTGGTTCGTATGCTATTACTTGTTTAAAATGTTGACTTAAAGGTTTTGCCCAGAGGCCTACGTTTGCACCAACGTCAATTGCTAAATCAAAATCAGTTACATACTTGTATGCTTCGTCTCTAACATCATCTTGATATTCAGGTGGACCGCCATTTTTAACACGCTTAGTAATCATCCTATGAAAGTGATTGTCACTATCAGGCATCCAGTAATTATAAACTTGTTTCATATTATATTTTCTTCATATAGACAATGTATTTAATAACACGAATATCTGGACCTTTTTTTAGACTTACCATACGATCTGTGCTTTCTTCGCTGATCATTTCCCAACCTAATTCTTTATTTTTCTTGTCAAGGATAGCTTTCCACCACTCAGGTTTTTCTATAATTAAATGTGCATTTCTACCATCGCTAAGTTTTTTCTTTGCGGGATGACAAGCAATTAAATGATACTGATATTTTGAAGCTATATTATATAATTTATCAATAACTTGATCTAGTTGGTCTACTTCAATATGCTCTAATACATCACTACTATAAACTATATCAGCATCGTTAGGAAGAGGAATTGGAGATGTAACTGGATCATAATTATGAACAGTTATTACGTCTTTAAGTTGTGTAAAAGGCATGCCTTTGCCGCATCCAAAATCTAATACTGATGCAAGGCCTTCTTTAGAAATTAAATCTTGTACTCCTTGCGGAATATTCTTTGCAGTTCCAAAAGATTTTTTACTATGTAAACGTTTTAATTCTTTTAGGTATTTTTCCGAATGCATTTACTCTCCAATCGCTATCATATGTCATATTACTTATCTGACAATGTTTTGACAACTCTCATTAAAGGCTTGCATCTTCCATACCTGCTACTCTTAACTTTACAACATTTGTAATCTGCCATTGCTTTTGATCAAGACCTTTTAATACTCCTAACCATTTGTTACGAAGTAATGCAAATTCGTTTATAATTTTTTCGTAGTCAACTACATCTGCCTCGCCGTCAACATATCGATCAACATCTCGACTTGATAATGCACGTTGATAGTTTTCAAGATATTTTTTAAAATATGAGCTACGCAACCTGCGTAGCTCAATATTCATGTAATGTAAGATTGCTTCAATTTCTTGAAGTTGGTTAAACCTATGGGCAACTATTCCAGGCATTTCCGAAGCAGCTTTTTCAACGTTTCCTCTTAATTTTATCTCAGGCTGTGCGTCTACAATTTGAGCTTCGTAGTATGCAATTGCACTAGGAATCTTTGATACGTCTCTAGATACTTCAGAATACCATCCCATAACTTTTACTCTTCCCCAAACATATCGTCATCGTCATCATCGTCCATTTTATCTAGATCTAAGTAATAACATATTGCATCATCAAGATCTGAGTCAGATCCTAATACATCGTTGAACGTTTCTTCTTTTGTTCCCATGTCACAAAGTAAATCAACATACCTCTCTGCAGATGCATGAATTTGCTTCTTATCTAAATATTCTTTAAAACAAGTCCATACTTCAACAATTTGAGTTTCATCCATTTTCTGCTATCTCCTCAGTTATATTTTCATCAATGTCAGTTTCTAACACTTCTTCGATATTTACCACAGGTTTTATTTTCTCATTGTATTGTGACATAACCATATCAAGTTTAGGGCCTAACCATTGCTTTCGATAATCAAGATGTTCTTCGCCATCTAAGTCAATATACTTGAGTCGATTACCTTGCTTAACTAACAAGTTCTTCTTCTCAAATAATTCAACTAAACCACTGTATGGATTCATACCAGTTTCATAAGGAATCTTAACCTGCACACCTTCAAACGGTTTTGCATAGCGAGTCTTCATTACTTTACAACCAGCACGTATACCCATAACTTCTGAGATCTTGTTGCCGTCTTCGTCTTCTTTCAACTTCATCTTTTTCATTGCAACAACAATACTTGATGCATAGATAAAGCCTGCACCACCACTAATCTTATCATCAGGATCAAACATATCCTGCGATGCATAAGTGTGGTTAGTACATACTAAGCCTACGTTAAGTGAGCCAATCATGTTAACAGTATTACGGACTAATGAAGTTAGTGCCTTAGGCTTACGACCCATATCACCTTTCATATCACCCTTGTTAAACTGATCAACATCAGTAGGCGTTAGCAACATACCCAACGAGTCAATAACAAATAGTACTTTAGGACGATCTTCTACGTCCATTGCACGATAGTCTGTAACAAATGTTGAGATAGTTTTTGCCACATCGTCAATCATACTCATATTGAGTTTAAGCAACTTCTCTGGACTTGTGTCAACTTGTAGAGCCTGTAACCAGCTCTCGTCAAGTGCATTCTCTGTGTCAATTAGGACTACAAAGATGTCTTGATCCTGTGCATGTTTTATAATGTTTCCGGCGCAGAAATAACTCTTACCTGCTCCTGATTCACCTGCAAACACAGTAACCTTACCTAGCGGAACACCTTTGTGAAAGTCGCCACTAATAAGATAGTTTAGTGCATATGAGCCTGTACTAATCCAATCTGTTGGATCATTAAACCCGCTACTCATGCCTTGAATACTTTTTGTTAAGTCCTTACGGAACTTACTTACGTCAAATGATTTAGCCATTTTTTCTCCTATAACAAGCTAGTGAGTGGAGAAGGATTATCTCCTCCACTCTTTAGTTTTTTATGATGCTTGGTTCTGTCTTGAACGGATCATTGCAAGAATGTCAGCTGCATCTCCACCTGGTGCTGCCGCAGGTGCTACTGCTGGTGCCGCTTCTGGAGTTGGAGTTGGTGCTGCTTCTGCTACTGGAGCCGCTGGAGTTGGAACAGCCTCTGCTACCGGAGTTGGTGCTACTGGTGCTACTGGAGCACTTTGGCTAACTGCCGTTGCATTAGGTGATGCTATCTTAGTTGGATCACCTGTACGTGCTTGCATACCACTTGGACGGAAGTACTGTGACCAACGATCTGCATCGTATGCTTCACCGTCTACTGACGCTTCAAACATTTCTTTAATCACCTTTACTGCTACTTCATCTGGCTTCTTAGGTAAGAAGTCTGAAAAGTTAAACAACCCGTGTGTATTAACTGCAGCCATTTCGTCATCACCTAATGGACGATCTCTACGAGCCCATGTTGATGTTGAATAGTCTGCATATCCGCCTTTACTAGTCTTATTAAGACGGAAGTCTACACCAGCAGTATAGTCTGTTGGAAGTTCTTCCATATCTGGATCCATAAGAGCCGCTTTGATAATTTGAAAGATTTGCGGTCCAATAATAAACCTACGAATAGGATTTTCCGGCTTAGAATCATCCCCTAAAGGATTATCTGTTACAAAACCTTGAAAAATATATGAACGTTTCTTCCAATACTTACGACCCATATCTTCTAGTGAAGGGTCTTTAAACCATGCTCTAACGTCATTAAGTACTGCACATGAATCGCCATACATTTCCATACAAGGAACTTGTACTTGTACTGGACGTGAATCAGTTTCGCCTTTAATTCCGTTAAACGGTAGTTTAATCATCAAACGCTCTTTCCAAAAGAAAGTGTTTGTGTCGTCGCCATCAGGTAAGAAACGCATCGTTGCTGATTCGCCTTCTTTAATATTCCAAAATGGGTAAATTGCGTTATCGCCGCCGCTATTTGAGTTACCGCTCGGACGTGTTTCTTGTTCCTTGAGTTTCGCTCGGATTTCTGCTAATGATGCCATAGTTAAAGCCTCCTATAATGTTTGCCTATGTGCAGAGTAACAAATGTTACCCTAGTGCCTAAGTGTGTAGCACAACTTATATACTACACTAATATTTATCAGAAGTCAACCTCTTTCTGTTGAATTTTGAATAAATTGTTTTTAAATGCCTGATAGTCTACGGATTCTAGTTAGTTCTTCTGAAGTCTTGTTCTTTCCTGATTCTTTGATGTCTTCATCTTTATCGTCATCACCCATTAGATCTTCAGCTTTATCTGGATCTAACTCAACATACCTACCTGTGACTGGATCAATTATCTTCGTTTTATTAAGTTCTGCAGCTTCAAAAGGTGCTAGTTCTGGATCTTCTTGAGTTTGATTATGCTCTGCAAATGTAGTATGCATTCTTTCAATAAAGTTCTTACAAGGCTCAATAAACTTGTTACCATAATCTTTTTCGACTGCTGTTAATACTGCTGTTTCGCCTTTTGGAAATTCTCCTACTTCTCTATCGTACATACTAAGAATAAATTCAGTAATTGGTATTTTAGCTTCTTCGTGATAATCTTCGTCAGTAAATTGCCCCATTTCTTTTGCCATTTTTGAGTCAATTTCATCGTCCATGTCAAGAAAGTTATAGTCTTTAGTCTTGGCAAAGCCTTGTGTACCACCGTATTTGTTACTGCCTCCATGATGAGGCATTTGAATTACTTGTCCAATTTGTAATTCTGTAGGATCGTCAATTCCGTTATCTTTCATAATTTCGTCTACGAATTTATTTAAATCGCCGTCCATGTAGTTTGGACCTAAAAATCGTTGTGCAATTTTGTATATTGTATCCTTGG